ATGGCGTCCAGCAGTCCATGATGTTCGGCAACCGCCCCAAGTAGGAGGCGACGATGGCGACCACGTACAAGGCCCCCGGCATCCGCACCTCGCGCACGCAAGCCGAGGGCATCGGCACCGATCCGGCTGGCCTCACCGACACGAGCTATGACCCGGCCGCGGGCCACCCGCCCTATCCCGGCCTCGGGGCCGGTCACTATGTCGAGCAACCCCCGAAGGTCGGCGGCACCGTCGGCCCCATCGACGCGGACAAGTCGTTCGCGGTGAAGGAGTAGACCATGGGCGAGAAGGTTGGCTGCCATCCGTGCAACGACGACATGGCCGCGCAGTCCACGCAAGCCAAGGGCCAGGAGGTCGTGCAGGTGTACGACGCGAAGGCTGGCACCTACAAGATGAGCGACGGCGGCAAGCCCACGCAGGCGACCGCCACGCTCCCGAACACCCCCTCACCGTTCGCAACCAAGGAGTGACGAGATGGCGCCTGATATGCCCAACTGGCAGGAGATGGGAATCACGACCGGCAGCGACAAGCAGACCGAGGCCGTGAACGAGTACGACAAGCGCTACGGCACCTACCACGACAAGGTGCAGGACGTGGTGAACGTCGAGGAGCGCCTCCCGCTCGTGCAGATGCCGAAGGCACCGGACCCGGTCCCGTTCGTGACCAAGTAGGAGCCGCTTGTGGCTGACCAATTCACTCTCTCGGGCAACTATGCCACCGACCCGCTTGATGGCGTGATCTCATTTGACGCCAGTGTCGTCGCGACGATTGACGAGGCGCTGACGCTTGGCAAGAAGAACCTCCAGACTATTTCGTTGGGGGCTGACTCGCCAGAAGTCGTAAACTTTGGCGACCTAGCAGGCGCCAATGTCGTGTTGCTCAAGGCGGTAGGCGGCAAAGTGCGCGCCCGCTTTACGAGCATCGACGGCACAGCGCAGGCGATCCCGTTTGATTCTTACTTGATTCTGATGAGCTTGGATGCCCCGATTACTGCGCTTGATCTCACCAGGACCCCGGCGACCGAAACGACCTGCCGCGTGTTCCTCGGCGAAAAAGCCTAACCCCACTGAGGAGATGACCATGCCCGTGACCGCAACCGTGAAAGAGTCCCTGAAGTCCGCGTTGAATGAGGCACACCTCGCCAAGCTGGCCGACGTGCTCGCGCAGATGGACCTCGGCACCATGCTGACCCCCAAGAAGGTCACGTTGACCGGCCTCACCGGCACGACGCATGACATCACTGACGCGGCGCATGGCAGCAACCCGGCCATTCTGTCGGTCGTTGCGCTGCGCGCGACTGCGGCGACTACCGGCACAGCGGTGGGCTCGTATGGCATCACCGATGCCGGCGGCACCGTGGTGTCCCCTGCGACCAGCTCGGCGATGGGCCTCGCCAAGCTCAGCGACGACGGCAAGGTGCTGACCTTCGCGACTGCGGATGTCACTGCCTTCGTGATCGAGTACATTCCGCGCCCGGCCGTGGACATGAACGGTCCCTTCACGCGGAGCTGAACGGATTGAACAACTAACCCCAGCGTTCGATTCCGAGTTCGCCCCGCCTTTCGAATACGCGAAACGGCGGCGGTGAACAAGCCGGGCATACCCGGACGGGACGAACAGAGGAGAGAACGATGGGTATCGAGAACAATGCAGTGGACCCGACTACAAACCAGAACGTAACCCCGCCCCAAGGCCAGCCGACTACGGCTGCGGCCTCTGGCTCGGCGCCCTTGGCTCCGACTGCTCCGACCCAGCAGCCGGCACCGCAGGCGACCGCGCAAGAGACCCTTCCGCAAGGCATGACGTGGGGCAGCGACGGGAAGGTCCAGGTCCTGTCGTCCGCGGCGTACAAGCGCCTGAAAGACGAGGCACGCGAGCGCGGTGGTCGAGAAGCCCTGGAGAGCACGGCGAAGGAGAACGGGTACAAGAGCGTCGAGGAGATGATCGCTGCTCTGAAGCCCCGCCAAACTCCGCCGGCAGAGCGGCCAGCTGTACGTGAGGCCAATGCCGGCAGCGAGCAAGAACCGGAGTCCAAGACCGTGCGAGCCTTGCACAAGGAGCGCGAGACGTACCGGAAGGAGCTTGACCAGCTCCGTCGCCAGTACGACCGCGAGACCTCCAAGCGCAAGGAGCTGCAAGAGACCATCGATGCCCGCGAGGCCGAGATGGTGCTCCGTGAGTCAGCTATCCGCACGGGCGTCACCGACGTGGACTATGCGCTGCGGCTGCTCACCCGTTCCCTGGAAGGGAAGTCTGACGATGAGCTGTCCAAGTTCGAAGAGACCAAGTTCTTTGACGGGCTGAAGGGCTCCCACCCGTATCTGTTCCGTGAGGTGTCTCGTCCGGCTACAACCGGGACGGGGACTGGCTCGGCGCCTGCGGGCCTGAAGCCCGAGGAGGCCGCGCAAGCTGCCGCGAGCAACGGACGCACCGATGCGCGCAACATGAAGCAGGATGATTTCCGCAAGCTGCTTCAAGCCCGAGGTCTGAACGTAAGCATGTGAGGTCCGCATGGTGCGGCCCTCGACGAGATCGAGGTAGACAAGGCCCGTCAACGGGCCGCAACATCAGGAGATTACGATGCCAGATTTTAGCACAATTATACAGGACCCTGCGATTCGCAGCCTCGTGCAGGAGAACATCCTGGAGCGCGCCTTCCACGACGCGCTGTTCCCGCGGCTTCTGTTCCGCGGCGAAGCCACTCCCCAGCTGTGGCCTGCCAACGTCGGCGACACGATGGTCTTCACCGGCGTCGGGCTCATCAAGCCGAAGATGAAGCCGCTCGTGCCGGGTAGCGATCCGCTGCCCAGCTCCTATCAAGAGGAGCAGTGGACGGCGCAGCTCCAGCAGTACGCCGACACGATGGACACGCACATGCCGACCTCCATCTCGGCTATCGCTAACCTGTTCCTGCGCAACGCGCAGCAGCTCGGCCTCAGCGCGGCTCAGGCTCTCAATCGCCTGCCCCGCAATCGGATGTACAACGCGGCCGAGAGCGGCTGGACCGTGGCCGATGGCGGCCCGCAGAGCGGCACCACCCTCCGCGTGAAGCGCCTCAACGGCTTCACCCGCGCTCGTCGCCCGGACCTGCCGGCTGGCAGCCCGGTGCGCTTCGATGTCGTGAGCGGCAACAACCCGCTCAAGATCACGATCTTCGACAACAGCACGATCACGGCGAACACGGTCATCGGCTACTCGCCCGACCTGCCCGGTGACGAGGTCGGCCCCGGCACCCTGACTGTCGGCTCCTCGATGACTTCTGTGGCGAACCGCGCCTACGTCTACAGCGAAGACGCGACCAGCATCATTCGCGTTGGCGGCGGCTTCAAGATTGATGACGTGACCTCGGGCGACAAGTTCACCCTGGCCGACATCCGCACCGCCATCGCGCGCCTCTGGCAGCAGAACGTGCCCGAGCAGCCCGACGGCCGTTTCCACTGCCACCTCGACCCGACCTCGCAGGCGCAGATCTTCAACGACGACCAGTTCGCCAAGCTGCTGACCAGCTTGCCGGACTACTACATGTACAAGCAATTCGCACTCGGCGAATTGCTCAACACGGTCTTCTTCCGCAACAGCGAGTGCCCGCTCCCCGAGACCGTCGAGGGTGGCTCGACCGCGGCCTACACACAGGATGACCCCTTCGCCGGCGAGCTGTGGAACACCGGCGCGACCTCCGGCATGAAGGTTCACCGCCCGCTGTTCGTTGGCCAGGGCGGCCTGTACGAGTATTACCAGGACCTCGCGGGCCTGATCACCGAGGCCGGCATCACCGGCAAGGTGGCCGAGCCGCGCATCACGAACAACGGCATCGAGGTCTTCAGCGACCGCATCCAGCTGATCATCCGTGCCCCGCTGAACCGCCTCCAAGACTTGGTCTCGACCAGCTGGAAGTTCATCGGCGACTGGCCGGTTCGCACCGATGCGACCGTGGGTGACGCCGCGCGCTACAAGCGTTTGGTTACTGTTCTTCACGGGGAGTGATGCTGACGTGCGCGTGACCATGCCAGATAGCCCCTTCGGGGGCTTTCAGAACCTCAGGGGACTTCGGTTCCCTTACCCGCGCCCCGGTGTGGGCTGGGGAGGTTCACCGGCCCGCCGCCACCTACGGGAGGCTTCACCAGCGGACCGGCAAACACCGGGCCGTTGGTCGCTTTCCCGCTTGGTCAGTGGGATGGCATATGGCACGCGGCCCCGGATTGGGCAATCCCTGCGCTTGTCGCATGGAACCGCCCTTCAGTGTGGCAACGAGGGCTCACGGCTAGGCTTAACCGCCTACTAGCGCCCACGGTGAGGGGGTCGGACGGTCACCCGCCACGACCCGGGAAAAGGTCGGAACGACCGGCCCCCTCACAGCCACCGGACTCAACAAGGAGAGGATGATGGCCTCCAGTAAGAAGAAGACCCCTGAGAAGAAGCATGTGGACGCAGTTGAGCCCGACGCCGTCGAGCTTGATGAGCCCGTGGCGCCAGCCGAACAAGCGGCCTCCGAGCCCGTCGAACCTGTTGCTGCTGTACCTGCGCAGCCTGTTGCGCCCGCACCCAAGAAGCCGGCGCAGTATCGCATGCTGAATAAGGCCCGCGTGACCGTCTGCGGGCAGATCACGACGCTGCATCCAGGCGTCATTCTCGATTCCTCCAGCTACCCGCCTGGTGCGTTGGAGAGCTTCGTTGAGCAGGGTGCGCAGCTTCAATTGATCGAGGACTGACCGGACGTGGGGTGATGGGTGCCACTCGACAGGGAAGAGAAGGGGCGCAAGAGAAATACCGCTTGCGTTACACTGCTCAGTGGCGTTAACATGGAGGCATGCGCGAGAGGCCTTGCATTGAGTGCAGGCGGGTTTTGCCCGAGAGTGAGTTCGGCCGCACCGGCTCAAGCAATGTCCTTCGTAACCAATGCCGCGAGTGTTATAATCGCATCTACCGGGAGAGGTATCGCGAACGTCAAATTGCAAAAGGTTTGCCGGCACGTATCCCAGACATGGCGAAAGCCTCAAAGACGTGTCGCGACTGCAAGCATGACTTCCTCGTGTCAGAGTTCCGCGAAATCCGCAGGAAAGGGCGAGTTTACTGTTACTCGTCGCGATGTCGATCCTGCGACAGAAAAAACGATTTCCGCAAAGTCAGGGAGTGGCGCGCCAGGAACCCAGGCGGACATGCGCGTTTCCAACAAAAGTATCAAGAGACCCACCCTGAAAAGGCCCGTGCTTCTTTCCAGCACTGGAAAGAAACGCATCCCGAGTACGAAGTCAATCGGGGCGCAAGGCGTCGTGCCGACCCAAAGCAGCGCCAGATTCTTCGCAAGAACAATATACGCTACAAGGCGCGGATCGCTGCGGCGCCTGGGGATGGCCTCACTGCCGAGCAAGTGCGGGACCTCAAGAGGAGGCCTTGCCACTACTGCGGAAAGCCAGCAGTCGAGATTGATCACGTCGTGCCCATCGGAAATGGCGGCGCGCATTCCATTGAGAATGTTGTACCCGCATGTCGGTCGTGTAATGCTCGAAAGTGGATGCGCACGCCCGAACAATGGCGGAAGGTGACACATGCCGTTGACGATTGCAGAAAGAGAGAGAACTAGATATCATCTAGGTTTCTTAGAGGTATCCCCGGCTGCGTCAATTTCTTACGGCATGGCTCGTCCCATTCAGACAATGTTCCTGCTGGAGACCGCCTTGAACAACATCATGGAGGAGGCGGTAGACCGCGTTCGCCGCATCCTTCGCGTGATGGATGGCGTCGAGGAGAAGTTGATCGAGGCGCAGGACCGCCTGGCTGCCAACAGGTTGGGCGACCTTGAGATCCGCCAGACCGAGCCCGATGAGCTGGAGAAGGAGTACGTCCGCTGGGGCCACCGACTTGCTGACTTGCTCGGCGTCCCTGTCTACTATTATTCGACTCGGTATCGCACGGGAACGAAGGCTGGCAACGTCACGGTGAGGTAAAAGATGACACAGAAAGCCTATGACAGTGTGCGTGAGCTTCTTATTGATGCGGGGAAAAGTGAGCGGACTGGTGATAGAGAAGGGGCGATATCTTCTCTTCGTGAGGCGGCGAGTTCCCTAGAGAATCATGGACTAGAGGACGCCAGTCAACCCGTGTGGGACCTCGTCCGCAAGGGCAAAAGGGACACGGAGAAAGAGCTTAACCTCTACGACGAGATCAACACAGTTCGGTGGTCCGATCCGGTGCAGAAGGGGTTGAAGGCCGTGAAGGACACCTCCGAGGCTGACGACCCTTCGACCAAGCGCGCCAAGGACAAGGAGGAGGAGGCCGTCGGTGATAAGCAGTATGCCGACAAGCAAAAGGAAATTCGTGCACTGGCACGCTTTCGCAAGGCTAAGGCCGCTCGAATGCAGCGAGCCCTTGAAGTCGGCAAACGCGGCGGCAAGTTCTACACGATAGCGGGTGGCAAGAAGGTCTATGTGAAGGAATGAGCCCATGCCGACCGCGAAGTTCACCGACCCCACGACCATCCAAGCGAACAAGACGCTAGCCCGCCAGCTAATCCCCGTTGCTGACCGCATCCGTGATCTTTTTGTGAGGTTCGGCACCCGCCCGTACAAGGTGCGCGTGGTCCGCGTCCGTTGGAGTGCTGGCCGGCGCGGCGTCGGCGCCCCCGTCATAGAGCGCGAGATGGACATCCTCCCGACCCCGCTCGTTCAGGACCTGTCCACGCTGACCGAGATCGTGCAGCCGGTCGGGCTCGACGAGGTGGGGTCCGTCTTGCTGTCCGAGGTGTCCGGCCGGTTCACGGACGAGGAGCTGCGCTTCCTCGACAAGGACGGCACGCCGCCGGGGCCTGATGAAGAGGTGTTCTACGAGATCGAGTTCCCGCGGCCAGATGGCAAGCCGGGTGACCGGCGCCGCTTCTACATCCGGTCGGCGCCGTTCTACCAGGCGACCCAATTCAACTGGAACCTGCGTCTCGAAAAAGCCCATGAGGACCGCGACCGCAGGGGGGACTACGAGTGATCCAGACAGTACCGATGACGCTCCCGCAGTGGGTCAAGTGGACGGCCATGCTTCCTGACCGGATCATGGCTGCCGCCCATCGCGGCGTGCTGTCTGGCGCCCTCCGCTGCATCCCGGTGATGCAGGATTCCACTCGTGAGGCTGCGCCAGCTACCATCGGCAGCCCGCGCGGGGCCGTGGACAAGGGCCACTACCTCCAGGCGTGGCGTGCTGTCGCAATCCCTCGTGGCTCCCGCGTTTACAGTGCCGCGATCTATTCACCTATCGTCGAAGGAGGGCGGCGCCCAGCCTACGTTGGACAGGCCGGTATTCGTAATCTCGCCGGCTGGGTGCGTCGAAACCTGAAGACCCCGCGGCAGGAGTCGTTTAACGTCGCCTGGGCTATAGCTCGCACAATGTCCCCTGCGCCATGGGGCAAAGGCAAGCGTCTACTGCCCAGACGTGTCATGGGCAAGGCTGTGCCGCTGATGATCCGCTACGTACAGGACGAGCTTGACCGCGAGCTGAAGCTGGAGTGGACCAAGTGACCAACCGCGCCCGGCTGGTGCTCCCCGGCGAGCCCCATGTGATGAGCGGCGCCCACGTCGGTGACTCGCGGACTGCTCTTTGTCGTGGCATGGCCGAGTACCTCTTCGACAACATCCAAGTGGATGCAGAGGGTGGTCGCCGCATCCGGCTCAAGAAGGTCCTGTCGACCTGGGCCGAGCCCGAGGACGAGGCGAGCTACCCGGCTGCAATCATCGCAGCCGGCTCTGCCACCTATGATGCGAGCCGGTTCACCCCGGGGATACAGGCCGAGCAGCGCGTGCCCGCGCCCGATGGTCGCTACGCCGTGACGCTTGCGGAGATGATCCTTGACCTGTCCATCGAGCTGTGGACCACCGACCCGACCGAGCGCGCGGAGCTTGTGGCTGCCATCGAGCAGGGGCTCAACCCGCTCGATACGCAGTACGGCCTGACGCTGGAGCTGCCCTGGTTTTACAACCTCCGTGCCGTGTACGAGCTGAAGTCCATGCAGTACCTCGACACGGAGGAGGATGCGATGCGCCGCTACCGTCGCGCCGCGTTCACCGTGACCGGGCAGATGTCGGTGATTCGCTTGGCGTCCTACTCCGGGGCTAAGCCGAGACCTATCGTGCAAGTGATAGACGGCAGTGCCGTCGGTGTGGTAAACGTAGAATGACAGCGCCTTGCGGCGCATGAGGAGGCCATCTTGCCTGGTTTTATCCGCCGCTTCCAATATTTCCCGGGTATCGAGCAGATCACGCAGATCGAGGGCGTCGTCATCGTAGACCTGCCGCCTCCGGGCGCGGTCAACGGGGTGGGCGTCGGCACCGTCTGCGTCGTCGGTGAGTTCGCCGACATGACCTACGGCACGTCCGTTGACACCTCCGGCAACGTGTCAACCAAGGGCCAGCCGGTCGAGGTCACGAGCGGGCAAGACCTGCTCGACAAGCTCGGCAGCTTCGACGAGACCCTGGGTGACACGGGGCTCGCTGGCGGCAACGGCTTCATCACCATTCGCAACAAGAAATTCAGCAGGCTCATGGCTGTGCCCGTGAACCTCTGCTCGGCCAAGGGCGTTCGCCTCTTCCGCGATTTGCCTACGTGCAAGAGCGCCACCGACCCGAACCCCGTGGTCGTGGTATCGGGCGCTGCTGTGGCAGCCGGCCGTGAGTTCAAGACCGGCGCGAATCGCGTCCGCACGGGCGCGCGCAAGGCGTTCACTGCGCTCGGTCAGTACAAGCAAGCTGTTGACGGCGCGGTGGTCGCGGCCGGCTCGCCCGGTCCGACGCAGACTTTTGGCTCGGCAACCGGCGCCTTCACGACCGCCCGCAATGGCCTCGCGGTGAAGAAGGGCGACATCCTCGTGGTCGGCGTGATTGGCGGCGCGGGCGCACTCGGCGCGAACGCCGCGACCTACCGCGTGACGGCGGACGCCACCGTGGCCACGCAGCTCACCGTCCAGAAGATGGACGGCACGAGCTTCGATTGGTCCTCGGGCACCGCGCTCCCGTACCGCGTCCACTTCAATAGCGATGCGGACACGGGCGGCGAGGCCGCGCTGGCTGACGACGGCGGCCATACTGTTCCTGCTCGCCCACTCGATGCGACCATCACGGGCTCGACCAACGTGAATCCGACCGTGGTCCCGCCTGCCGGGACCGCGACCTCCTGGGACCCGCTCTCGGGCCTCACGCTGAACACCATCGCGACGACCGGCTTGGTCTACACCTCGACCATCCAGGCGTCGAACGCGGTGAACGACGCGACCATCGACGCGCTCTACTCGCTGGCCATCGACTCCCTGTTGACCGATGACCTGCCCGGTCGCGAGGCCAACATCCTGCTCTTGGCGCGGCACAGCGACACCATCCGCGCGAAGCAGAAGTCCCACGTCCTGACGGCTAGTGGCCAAGGTGTCGGGCGCATCACGACGATGTCGCCTGGACTCACCACGGTTTCGCTCGCCGCTGCCATCGGCGACGCGGCCCCTGGCGTGGGCGCCACGCGTGAAGAGCGCGTGGAGTACGCATGGCCCGGCATGCGGACGTTCATCCCCGAGGCGGTCGGCTTCGCCATGAAGGGCGCTGACGGGCTGCCCCACACCGACGGCTTGCTCGATGTCCATGGCGACGGCTACCTCGCCAGCGTGCTGTCTGTGCTCCCGCCCGAGCGCAACCCCGGCCAGGCTACTGCGCCCGTGCCCGAGGTCATGGCCTCTGTGCTCGGCTTCCAGCGCGGCGTCAGCGGCTTGTCCATCGGCGACTACATCCAGCTCCGCGACAAGGGCGTGGTCGCCCTGCGCATCGATCGCACGGCCGGCCCGATCTTCCAGTCCGGCGTGACCAGCTCGCTTATCAGCGGCCAGAAGAACATCAATCGCCGCCGCATGGCGGACTTCATCGAGGACAGCCTGTCGCAGCGCTACGTCCAATTCGCCAAGTTGCCTCTGACCGCTGCGCTCAAGGACACCATTGTCGGCGAGACCGATGCGTATATGTCGCAGCTGTTGTCTGAGAACAATCCGCCTGCGCAGCGCATCAACGGGTACATCATCGACGATAAGAGCGGCAACACGCCGGGCACCGAAGGACGCGGCATCTACGTCGTGATCGTCAAGGTGCGTACGCTGGCCACCGCTGACTTCATCACGCTGGTCGCCGAAGTGGGCGAACAAGTGAATGTGACTGCCGTCTGATGAGCAGCAGCAGCAGTAGCAAACTAAAATGGCGAGGCCAGACCGCCCTCGTCCTTCACGACGGCAACGGTCGCGCAGCGCGCCTTCTGTCATGCGCTATTCTAGAGGGGCGATGTCCGATCTGTGATCGTAGGTTTTGGGTCGAGTCCCGCCTCGGTCAGATGTGCTGCCCGCATTGCGGTTGCGACAAAATCGACTGGTCCTGGGGCAATTTACAAATTGCGTTCATTCCTGAAAAGGGCGGTCAATTCTTCGGTCCTTGACACCCATCTATCCCCTGATACAATAGCCGCTAAGTAGACCGCTTCACCGGACTCGGCGCCGCGCAACGCCATGACCGGGATAGGGCGCGTCAGGAAACCCCCTCCTCCTGGCGCGCCTTTCTTTTTGAGGGGTGGAGGCGTCAGTGGCCAACAGCCTGCGAGAGAGCTTGCTCGGGCGTCATGCCAGCTGCGATGCGGTGGTAGAAGGTCCGCAACGGCAGGCCACGCAGGAGCAGCCATTCGCGGAGCGGCTTCTCCACGCCGTCAATCGTGACCATGCGCCATGCGGCCGGGTGCTCCTTGGGTTGGCGCTTGTTGTTGTTCTGCTCGGTGGCTGTCGCCCATCGGCAATTCTCGACGCAGTAATTCCCCTCGTTGTTGATGCGGTCGATGCTGTGGTACTCCGAGGGTCGCCGGCCCATGTCGGCCAGGAAGTTCTCGAAGATGTGCCACCGCTCGCAGACCGAGATACCACGCGCCCCGTAGTGGGGGTAGTTACAGTGGTTTGGGTTTTTGCATCTACTGAGCATTGCGGCCCAGGTGCGATATTCAGGAGTCTCGTGCCCATTTCTGCCCTCCCCGTGCCGGCCGCTCGATTTGCCCAGCTGTACTCCCAGCTCTCGGCGAAGGCACCCACAGGAATTGGACACACCTCGCCGGAGTACATCGCCGGTGACCAGGCACTCCTTGCCGCAGTCGCAGCGACACCTCCATCGCGCCTTTCCTTTGCGGCTGCCCTCTCGTTGTGTCACGAGCAGTCGCCCGAATCGCTGGCTTGTCAAGTCTACCGGCAGCATGTTGTTCCTCCTGGGGTGCATGGGGCACCCCTACTAATTGCCGCTATTATGGCGCAATCCGCCATAGTAGTCTAGGAGAAAAGGAATGAGTAGTAACAGAATAAAAGGGCAGGAAGTAGAAATTTTATTGGTGGTGGATGGCCAAATTCAGGACACTATAACTGACGTGCGCTCCTTCGAGGTCGCCGCGAAGCTGGAAACCAAGGAGGAGGCGTACCTCGGCGAGAAGACCAACCGCTATGACGAGATTTTCAACGGGGTGCGCGGGCGGCTAGAGATGCACTTCGAGACCGCCAGCGTGTTCGACCTGATGAAGTCCATCATCGACCGAGCCAAGCGGCGAACGCCTGGCACGCAGATCAACATCAAGGCGACGCTGAACTTCCCGAACGGGGACAAGAGCCGCGTCTTGATTTCGGACGCCTTCTTCGGCGAGATTCCCATCGGCTTCGGGTCCCGCTCCGACTACGGGACCTTCGGCCTTGATTTCCAAGCGAGCGACCTGGCCGTCCTGTAACAGGGCGGCAACACCTGGAGGGGTGTGAACCATGAGCGAACTGGAGAAGCGTGCGAAGCCTGAGAAGATGTCCCGGCCTATCTACGTCTACCCGATCCCGAAGTCCTTGGCCAACGGCACCACGAGCATCGGGCTGGTCGAGCTGACCGCGTCCGAGGAGCTGATGGCGACCAAGCGGGCGGGCCAAGACGCCTTCAAGCTGGCCTACGAGCTGGCGAAGCAGTCGTTGGTCGAGGTCAACGAGCAGCCGGTCGGGCTGGCCGATGGCAGCGTGGACAAGGCGTTCAACGAAATGGGCGCGAAGTTGCGCAATCTCGTGCTCACGGCTTACGCCAAGCTGCACGCACCGAACGAGGAAGACTCGGCGGATTTTCTCCGGGGCGGCACGGTCAGGGTCAGCTGACCCTCGCCGTCCTCGCGCAGGCTGTGGCGCGGGGTGGTAGCCCGGGCGAACACGAACGGGCTATCTGGCGGCTGGTAGCATTCCTCGGTCGGTACGGGCATCAGCCGGCCGATACCAGCCTCGCGCTCACGGTTGGCTATCTGCGGTGCCTGGCGGATTCGGTCGGCGAACTGCTCCGCGAAGAGGGCGACGCCGTGAGGGACCCGGGCGATGGCTGAAGAAGTCCAACGAGTAGTCCGCACCGACTTCATTGTCAACGACAAGGCGAGCGCACCGCTGAAGGCCATCGCCGGGAACGCTGGCCGCATCAGCGGCATCTTCAACAAGGCATCCTCGATCATGGGCACCTTCGGCGGCGTGGCTGCGCTGGCGGCCGGCGCCTTCAGCGCGAAGGACGCCATCGCCGGGACCATGAAGTACCTGGATTCGGTGAAGCGCATCAGCGACGTGACGGGCATGTCCGCGTCCAATGCGG